AGCAGAAGCCGCTATTCGATTCCAAGCCGAGGCAATGTCTGAGACTTTCCCGGCGGCAGGCCCTGTAAAGACGCAGATTATCGGCAAACTTACCAAAGAGAAGGAAGAGGCCGCTAACCGTGTGCAGGCTGATATGAACTATCAGCTAACAGAGCGCATGGTTGAGTACCGTCCTGAGCATGAGCGTGCGCTATATTCACTTGGTCTTGCCGGCTCTGCCTTTAAGAAGGTCTACTTTGATCCTAACTTGGGTCGTCAAGTATCTATCTATATTCCGGCAGAAGATGTGATTGTTCCTTACGGCGCATCCCACATTGAGAGTGCCGAGCGTGTGACACACATCATGCGCAAAACCAAGAATGAAATTAAGAAACTTCAGGCTAATGGTTTTTACCGTGATGTTGATATGGGTGAGCCTGTTACATTCCATACAGACATCGAAGAGCGCAAGGCCGAAGAAGGTGGCTTTACTCTGAGCGAAGACAATCGTTATGCTCTGTGTGAGATCCACATTGATTACGTCATTGAAGGCATTGACGACGAGGATGATTTAGCCAAGCCTTACGTCATTACAATTGACCGTAGTAGCTCAACCGTTCTGGCTATCCGTCGTAACTGGAACCCTGATGACGAGTTAAAACTCAAGCGTCAGCACTTTGTACATTATGTATACGTACCCGGCTTTGGCTTTTATGGCATGGGACTTATCCATATTATCGGAGGATACGCCCGTGCGGGTACTTCTATTATTCGTCAGCTTGTTGATGCTGGCACTCTTAGTAATCTTCCCGGTGGTCTTAAGTCTCGCGGCCTGCGGGTAAAGGGTGACGATACACCGATTGCTCCGGGCGAGTTCCGTGATGTAGACGTACCAAGCGGCAGCATCAAAGACAACATTATGACGATGCCTTATAAAGAGCCGTCACAAGTCTTGTTGCAATTGCTTAATCAGATCACGACTGAAGGCCGTCGTCTTGGTGCTATCAGTGATATGAACATCTCTGACATGAGTGCCAACGCCCCCGTGGGGACTACTCTCGCCTTGCTAGAGAGAACCCTCAAACCTATGGCAGCGGTTCAGTCTCGTGTCCATTATGCAATGAAGCAAGAGTTCAAGCTCTTAAAAGCAATCATTGCTGATTACGCACCGACTGAGTATGAATACCAGCCAGACAAGGGTGAGGCTCGTGCGCGTCAGCGTGACTTTGAGTTAGTTGATGTGATTCCTGTTAGCGATCCTAACAGCAGCACAATGGCTCAGCGTGTTGTTCAGTACCAAGCCGTCTTGCAGATGGCGCAGCAAGCACCACAGATTTATGACCTCCCACAGTTGCACCGTCAAATGATTGATGTCTTGGGGATTAAAAATGCCGACAAGCTTGTGCCGACTACAGAAGATCAGAAACCACGCGACCCCGTATCGGAGAACATGGCAGTTCTTGTCGGAAAGCCAGTCAAAGCATTTATCTACCAAGATCAAGACGCTCATATTGCAACTCACCAATCGTTCATGCAAGACCCGATGATTGCACAGACTATTGGGCAGAACCCTATGGCTCAGCAGTTAATGGCGTCATTGCAAGCGCACATTGCGGAACACTTAGCATTTAAGTACCGCAAGCAGATCGAAGAAAGACTTGGCGCTCCGTTGCCAATGCCCGATGAGGAATTGCCAGAAGAAATTGAAATTCAGTTAGCACGCTTGGTGGCAGACGCTGGTAAACAGTTGACGCAGATTCACCAACAAGAGGCTGCACAACAGCAGGCTCAACAGCAGCAACAAGATCCCCTCTTCCAGTTACAGCAGGCAGAGGTGCAGATTAAACAATCAGATATTCAGCGTAAGGCTCAGAAAGATCAGGCCGATATTGCGCTTGCACAAGAGAAACTTGAGCTTGAAAAAGTGAAAGTGGCAGTAGAAGCAGAGAAGGAAAAAACGCGAGTATCCTCGCAGCAAACACAGGCTGAAAACCGAGCCAAAATGGAATTAATGAAAACCGTTATGGCTCAAAATAAGCCTAAATCCGGAGTTTAAGAATGGCTAAGACCGTCTTTGACGTGCTGAATGACAAAATTGACGAGCATATACGCTCTGCTACCGAATTTCTGGCTGATGGTGGTTGTAAAGATCACTCTCATTACAGAAATGTTTGCGGCCTTATTCAAGGTCTAAGTGTCGCAAAAAGAGAAGTTGGAGACCTTATGCGCAACTTTATGGACGATGAAGACAATGACTGAACAAGTCGTAGTAACTGACGAAGAAATGGAACAACAGATCCCCAAGCCGGTTGGATACAGAGTGCTTATTGCACTGCCAACGATTGAGGAAACGTATGACTCCGGTATCGTCAAGGCAGACCGCACTCTGAATGAAGAACGAATCCTATCCACAATGGGCATTGTTCTTGACATGGGCGGCGAAGCTTATAGTGACAAAGAGCGATTCCCTAACGGCCCGTGGTGCAAGATTGGCGACTTTGTAATGTTTCGTCCAAACTCAGGCACACGGTTTAAAGTCAACGGTCAAGAGTTACGTCTATTAAACGACGATTCTATCGAAGCCGTTGTACCAGATCCTAAAGGTATCACTCGTGCAACTTAATCCGCGTAGAGCGTGCAAAGGGAGTAAATAATGGAAAAAGTTGAATTCGACTTTCCTGATCCAGACAAAGAGAATTTTAAACTTGAGGTAGAAGGGCGAGAGTCCGAGAAGCCTGAAGAAGAGAAGCCGGCTAAAAAAGCTCGTGCCGAATCTGATGATATTGAAATTGAAGTCGTAGACGATACCCCTAAAAAGGATCGAAACCGTAAACCATCTGATCCCCCAGAAGATATTACAGACGATGAACTTGAGGATTATTCCGAGAAAGTTCGTAAGCGCCTGCAACACTTTAGCAAGGGATACCATGACGAACGTCGCGCAAAAGAGACAGCTTTCCGTGAGAAAGAAGAAGCTTTGCGTATCGCTCAACAGCTTGTAGAAGAGAACAGCAAGCTCAAAGGTACGGTTGGCAAAAACCAAGAAATCCTTTTGGATCAAGCTAAACGAGCCACGAACGCCGAGCTAGAGCAGGCTAAGTCTCGGTATAAGCAGGCTTACGAATCTGGCGATTCAGATGCGGTATTGGAAGCTCAAGACGCATTAACCTCGGCAAAGATTAAAGCTGACCGGCTAAATAATTTTAAGTTACCACCTGTACAAAAGCAGGAAAAAGTAGTACAACAGCAACAAATCACCCAAGCACCGTCTGCTGATGATAAAGCTGTGAGATGGCAACAAGACAACTCATGGTTCGGATCTGACGATGAAATGACAAGTTTCGCGCTAGGGTTGCATCAGAAATTAGTAAAACAGGGTGTAGACCCTAGAAGTGATGAGTACTACGAGAAGATTAATTCCCGTATGCGACAGTTGTTCCCAGAGGAATTTTCCTTTGACGAACCCGAGCAAGTGGAAGAAAAGCCCCGCAAAAAGGCAAATGTAGTCGCCCCTGCAACGCGCAGCACTGCGCCTAAAAAGATCGTGCTGACACAAACGCAGGTTGCCATTGCAAAACGGCTTGGAGTACCACTTGAACTATACGCCCAAAAGGTTGCTGAAGAGATGAGGAAATAATCATGGCTGAAAATCGCTTGAATCGTGAATTGCAAACCCGTGAAAAAACGGCCCGTAAACGTGCTTGGACTCGGCCTGAAACATTGCCTAGCCCGATACCACAAGACGGCTGGAACTTCCATTGGGTGCGTATCGCTACTCGTGGTGAGGCAGATACTATGAACTTTTCCTCTAAGCTTCGTGAAGGTTGGGAACCTTGTAGAGCGGTTGACCATCCCGAAATTCAATTGCTAACGGTAGAAAACGACCGTTTCAAAGACAATATCGTGATCGGCGGACTGATGCTCTGTAAAGCTCCTAGCGAAATGGTCGAGGATCGTGCTGAACATTATCAGGATCAAACAGAATCCCAGATGCGTTCAGTGGATCATAGTTTCATGCGCGAAAATGACCCACGTATGCCACTCTTTAATGAGCGAAAAACAAAGGTTACTTTCGGAAAAGGTAATTAATCTTAGGAGTTAACAATGGCTTACCCCACTATTGACAAGCCCTATGGCTTTAAGCCGATCAATTTGATCGGTGGACAAGTCTTTGCGGGCTCAACACGCAAAATGCGTATCGCAAGTGGTCTAGCAGCCAATATCGGCTGTGGTGACCTCTTAATCCGTGTCGACGACGGCACTGTAACTCGTTCGTCTGCAACAACTGCAAAACCCACTGGCGGCTTCGCTGGCGTGTTTCTTGGTTGTGAATTCATTAACCCATCTACGGGTCAATTGCAATTTCAGCAGAACTTCGTCTCGGGTACTACAGTGACTTCCGGCTTTATTACAGCTTATGTCTGTGATGATCCAGATGCTCTGTTCCAAGTTGCTATCGTTTCTGGCACGACTGTTGTGACTGGCGTTCAATTTACTGCTGTTGGCAATAACGCAACAATCGTAAACAACACCGCAATCACAACGCCCGGCAATTCACAAATTGCTTTGCTTGATTCGACTGCCACAACCGATACTTTGCCAATTCGCATCGTTGACGTCGTGCCTGACACCGCTTTTGTATCTGGCGGCAACACGTTGTATCCTGAAGTGATCGTAAAGTTCAACTTCGGTATGCACGCTTACGAAACCGCCGTCGGCGTATAAGGAGCTAAATCATGGCTATTTCACGCGCACAATTACTAAAAGAACTACTCCCGGGGCTTAACGCACTTTTTGGTCTTGAGTACAAAAAGTACGGCGAAGAGCACAAAGAGATCTACGAAACAGAATCTTCCGAGCGTTCGTTCGAAGAAGAAACCAAGCTGTCTGGCTTCTCGGCTGCTCCAGTCAAGAACGAAGGCGCTGCATTGGCTTATGACAATGCACAAGAAGCTTGGACTGCTCGTTACGTCCACGAAACCATCGCTATGGGCTTCTCAATCACCGAAGAGGCGATTGAAGATAACCTGTATGACTCACTGTCTTCACGCTACACGAAGGCATTGGCTCGCGGTATGGCCTACACAAAGCAAGTTAAGGCTGCAAACATCCTTAACAACGCTTTCGCGTCTGGCGTTACCTACGGCGACGGTCAAGTTCTTTGCTCAACAGCACACCCCTTGGTGTCTGGTGGCGTTAACAGTAACCGCCCAGCAGTCGCTGCTGACTTGAATGAGACTTCTTTGGAAGCCGCTGTCATTCAGATCGCCGCATGGACTGACGAACGTGGTCTTCTGATCGCTGCTAAGCCCAAGAAGCTGATTGTTCCTCCCGCACTCCAATTCGTTGCAACTCGTTTGCTCGAAACAGAACTGCGTGTTGGTACGGCTGACAACGACATCAACGCCTTGAAGAACAACGGCTCGATCCCTGAAGGTTATTCGATCAATCACTATTTGACCGACACAAACGCATGGTTCTTGCTGACAGACGTTCCTAACGGCTTGAAGCACTTTGTCCGCACACCAATGCAGACTTCGATGGACAGTGACTTTGATACCGGCAACAGCCGTTACAAGGCTCGTGAGCGTTACAGCTTCGGCGTGTCCGATCCGCTTGGCATCTTCGGAAGCCCCGGCGCATAATAAACCGTTAGAAACTGATGGTTTGACCCCACTCAAAAGGTGGGGTTTTTTTTACACTATAACTGAGTTACAGTGTAAATCTCCTTGCATACTCACATCAAAAGAAGTATAAATACATCATCTGGGAAACCCCCAGCCTTACAGACTGACCCAGCAGACGATGCAGAGACGGTAAGGCTATGTACTGCATATACAAGGAATTGTCATGGCACAAACACGATTTAGCGGCCCAGTCGTTTCAGATAACGGATTCGTAGGCGCAATCACAGGCGCAGTTGACGCTACAACAGTTACAGCAACAGGCGCTATTTCTGGCCTTACCCTTGCTGCTACTGGCACAGGCGGTGTTAAATTAGCTGTCCGTACACTCGCTTCCCTTCCCGCCGCCGCTGCTGGCAATGCTGGCACCATTTACTACGTCTCTGGCACATCGTCAGGTAACACAATGGTGTTCTCCAACGGTTCAGCAAACATCGACCTCGTGACTGGCGTTGCTGTCATCGCTTAATTAGCTCACCCACTTCGGTGGGCTTTTGTACTTCTTAGGAGCTAATTATGATGCAAACTGACGTTAAGTCGGCGTACCTAAATCAGACCGGATTTATTCTGGGATCAAATCGTTCCAGAATTAAAGGCATTGCCGTACAAGGTAGCGCGACTGCC